GTACAATTACAGCACCTCCGGAACCTGAAGAACCAGCACCATAAAAAAGGGGCTTTATGCCCCTTCATTATACCAACCAGAAATAGCTATTCTCGGCTTTGGGGCATAGGCACTTACTTCGCTAACAAAGTGCTGAGTGCCTGCTTCCCCCAATTGGAGTAAAACTAAACTGTTATATTCTGGTACTATTGCTTTATAGCTACCATCCTCTTGTTGAACATTTAATAACCCCCCAAATTCTGGCAACCAGTCTTTAGTTAGATTAAATATAAAGGCAACTCCTCTTTTTGCATCTGGGTGCATACTCAAATAGTCGCCTCTATCATATACACTAGCAAAAGTTTCATAGACGGCCGGATTTTGTATACCCGTTTCTTTACTTATAAAGCCCTTAAACTCTTCCGAGTCTAAATACTCTTTTTTAAAGTCACACTCATAGCAATTACAACTTTCTACATGATTTGTGCTTCTTTTAAATTTGTAAGTAAAATGGCCCTCTTGAAAACTTTTATCTATATAAGGTTTATGTGCTTCAAGATTCGTTCGATCAAGAATTGTGTTTTTAAAATAATACACTCCTTTTGACCCATTATACGCAACAGCATACGACCACCAGTGTTCGGGAGTATTTATAATCCCATTACTTAGATGTTCTGCTTGATGTTCCGGCAGAAAGTTCCTTATCATCTTTATCATCATAGGTCTCCCCAGTATCCTTTTGATCGTTATACTGTTGTTGTAATTTTAAAATCAATCCCATACTGCTTTTAGCAGGCAGCTCACCTAGAGCTGCCATAACTAAATTGAGTTCCGGTATAGTTAACTCAAGTTCTACAATCATTTGAAAATATCCTGCCAATTTCCGGTTGTGCTAGCTCGGGCATACTCCGTAGCACGATTTTCAAAAAAGTTGGTATGCTCAACTGCGTTTAACATATAATCTAACCAAGGAAGTGGGTTTTCTTCACTACCAAAGATTTTTTTCATTCCAAGACCTAGTAGGCGTCGATCAGCAATATAACGAATATACTCCTTTACTTCTTCGGGTGTTAAGTCGGGTACATCTGCACCTTCGAAACAAAGATCAATAAAAGCGTCTTCTAGCTCTACAGTACGCTCCGCCGCACAGTAAATTTCATACTTCAATTCGTCATTCCACAACTCTGGATTTTCAGAAATGAAAGTGCGGAAAAGCTGAGACATCCCTTCAACGTGAAGTGTCTCATCTCGAATACTCCAAGTTACGATCTGACCCATGCCCTTCATCAAGTTATGTCGTGGAAAGTTTAGTAGAATTGCAAAACTACTAAAAAGCTGTACTCCTTCGGTAAATCCGCTATAGATTGCCATAGTTTTAGCAATATTCATGGGAGTATCCATTCCAAAGTTGGAAAGATGCTCGTGTTTGTCAAGCATTTCTTTATGCTCAAAAAACTTTTGGTACTCATCATCGCCAAAACCAAGTGTTTCGAGAAGTAGCGAGTATGCTTCTTGGTGCACTGCTTCCATAGCTGCAAAAGCGGAAAGCATCATACGAACTTCCGGCTGTTTGAAAGTAGGAAGATAGTGTTTTGCGTAACCACAGCACACATCTACATCAGCTTGTGTAAAGAAGCGAAAAATCTGATTGATAAGTTTTCGGTTCTCTGGCGTAAGACGATCACGATAGTCTCGCAAGTCATCTGCAAGATTTACTTCGTCTGGAAGCCAGTGCATATGTTGCTGGGTTTTATAGTGTTTAAATGCCCACGGGTAGTTAAAGGGCTTATAATATTCTCGTTCCGTTAATAAATTCATTAGTTCACCAATTGTGTATTACGTTGCTTATAATAAAAAAGCAGGTTATAACATTTATACATACTATTACTGTGCGTACTAGAGCTATTTGATCACTCTCTCTATCGCAATCCGTTGCTTTTTCTCCTAGAGATAAAGCCCATAATCTCCAATACTTTTTCATTTAGCCCTCGCAAGATAAACAAGCATTTTCATCAAGGCTTTCAAAGATTTGCGCTCTTAAAACTTCATCTGATACTGTTTCTGCTCTCTTGTACGCCTCACTTCGTAGGTAGTACAGAGTCTTAACTTTCTTCTTCCAGGCTTTCATGTGTATCGAGTGTAGTTCTAGTTTTGATACATTAGAAGGGAAAAAGACATTTAGAGACTGACTTTGACAGATAAACTGCTGTCGATCTGCTGCCATCTCAATAACCCATCTTTGATCTATTTCAACGGCTGTTTTAAATACATCTTTCGTATAGTCGTCAAGAAAATCAAGATGTTGTACTGATCCTCCATTTGTAATAATGCTCTTCCAAACTTCATCTGTATCCATATCCAAATCTTGAAGAATTGCTTCAAGGTACTCATTCTTTTGCAAGCTAGTACCACTCTTGGTCTTTTGAGCATAAGCATTTGCACGATATGGCTCAATGCTGGGGCTAGTATTACCACAAATAATACTAGAACTTGCATTGGGAGCAATTGCTAGCAGATGTGCATTGCGAATCATTAGAGGGTAGGCATCAGGACAACTTCCTCTTTCTCCAGCTAGTTTTTCTGTAGTAGCTTGGGCTTGGGCTTTAATATGCTTAAACATACGCATATTTGCAGACTTTGCCATTACTCCTTCAAAAGGAATGTTTCTACGCTGTAAGTAAGCATGAAACCCCATAGCTCCTAGTCCAATACTTCGTTCTTGCGAGGCACTATATGCTGCTTTAGATAATTCTTCAGGAGCGTTAAAAATAAAATACGAAAGTACGTTATCCAGCATTTCTACTAGATCTGGAATAAACTGCGGCTCAGTACTCCAAGAATCAAACTCTTCCAAGTTTACACTTGACAAACAGCATACGGCGGTTCGCTCGGGAGTAGTGGGTAGAGTAATCTCACTACAAAGATTTGAGTGATGAACTTTTAGCCCCTTCTCTTTTTGATAGTCGGGTAGTGCCTCTTGTACGGTATCACCAAACATAATGTAAGGCTCTCCCGTTTCTACTCGATTTTGAATGAGCTTTACCCAAAGAGTTTTAGCTGATACAGTTTTCTTTACTTCTCCAGAGTGTGGATCAATAAGCTGCCAGCTATCGTCAAAGCCTTCCTCCATTGTAGCTCGTTCGATAAGCTCCATAAACTTATCTGGTACTACAACACCGTGATGCAGATTTATGGACTTACGATTTACGTCTCCACCAGTAGGCTTACGAATATCGAGAAACTCTTCGATTTCTGGATGTGACATATTGAGATATGCTGCATAACTTCCTCGACGAGTAACACCTTGTGAGAATGCAAGCATTTCGGCATCTACTACTTTCATAAATGGAATTACCCCAGTAGACTCAGATCCTTTAGAAGTTTTACTTCCTACAGACCGAATGCTATTCCAACATCCGCCAATACCGCCACCCACAGAAGAAAGAAAAGCATTCTCTGTGTAATGGGAAGTGATCCCGTGTCTTGAATCGTCGACAAAGTTAAGAAAGCAACTAATAGGAAGGCCGCGGTCTGTGCCCCCGTTGCTAAGAATGGGAGTGCTGAACATAAACCACAGTTGGCTAGCATAATCATATAACCTCTGAGCGTGTTCTTCGTTAGATGCAAAGGCTTTTGCCGCACGTGCAAAAGCGTGCTGAGGGGATGTTTCCCCAGCAACTAAATAACGATCTTGAAGAGTTTTCTTACTAAACTCTGATAAGAGCTTATCTCTTGATAGATCAATTTGTACAGTCATTTAAGTATTCCCTTATTTCATTGTCCATTTCTTCTAAAGAATGGCCTGGATGTTGTACCGCTTCACTACAATAACTAAGTAAATCCATTAAAGAGTAATTTTGTAGCAACAATTCCGCATTTTCATTCAAAGTCTGTATGTACTTGTACCTGCCGTTAATTGGTATAGAATCGTATATATCAAAAGCAGTCCCATACTGATGAATTAGTTCACTAGCTCTTTTAGGCCCAATTCCGGGAATCCCCGGAATATTGTCGCCTTTATCCCCCGTCAACACTTTGAAACTTATATACTGCTCTTGTGGAAAGTCAAAAAATTCATTCCAATTAAGACTAGTAGTTTCTTTTCTAGTAACGGTAGAAAATCTTGAAACATCATCTGAAACTAATAAATCCCAGTCTCTATCACTGGAAATTAACCAGATTTCTTCAATCCCAAATTTTTCTTTATACCTAACAATGTACGCGGCCAAATCATCGGCTTCTACATTTTTTCTACGCAATACTAAGTAGTTTTCAGCCAGTAGCTCCAGAGTTTTTTCATACTCTGTGAAAAACTTTTCCATTTCTAGCTTTTCTTCAGGAGTCTGGTCTTTATACTTTTCTTTACGATTTGCTTTATATTCAGGGCACAGCTCTTTTCTAAAAGAACTGGCTCCCTGATCTGCGGCAATAATTATATGAGAGCACTCATATGATTGAGCCAAACTTTGTACTGTTCGCAAATACTCTTTACTAAAGTCAGTCTTTCCTTGATGTTTCCATCGAAAAGCCACATTCATAGCATCTACAATTAGTACATTATTATTGCTAAATAATTGGTCGCTAAACTTCATTTATAAACTCCACTTTTTCGTTTTCCAACCATTCTTCAGCCATTAAAATATAACAGTCTAACCAAGAATAATACGCATATCTTGTATTCTCTGGGGGTATTCTCGTTACTACAAAAACTTTTGATCGAGAATATTTAAAAAACAGCAGGGGTTCTTGATCTTTTATAGACGCTTGGTCTATAATCTTTTCCCACCAATTTACAATATAATTAGTTTTATTGGTAAACATTTTATCTGTAAAGGGGCTTTTATCGTAATTCTTTACTTCGATGCAAAATCTATTTTTAGCATCTGGAAGGTATAAATCACCCTTTAAATAAGAAAGAGCCCCTGAAGCGGGGACTCTTTCGAACTGCAACCCGGTATAGTTTCTTAAAAGGTCTCGAACTAAATATTCACCTCTCTGTCCTTTAGCTCTCGAATCTACCATTATACAATCTCACTGATATCATTATTTTTAATGACCTCTACTTTTTCTAGTAAGGGATGTGACCATCCATGGCTTACTAAGTAAGTATTTAATTCATCTTCAGATAAAAGAACTTCTACTAATTTTTCTCTACCTACGTCATCTAATACAGTAATTACTTCGTCTAAGAACAAAACATTTATCTGACTAGATGAAATACTACTCATAAGTCTACGAATAGCAATAAGAGTAGCAGTGTTAACTCTAGCCAACTCACCAGAGGATAAAGCCAAGATATCGACACTGTTTCCATTATCTGTGATCTCCACGTTGAGTTTATCATTGGTAACAACAAATTCAAGAGTAAAACGACCATCAGACAACTCACCAAGGTACTCATTAACAAGTTCTTCCAACTCCTTTACTAAATTTTCTATCTTGTAAGCAATCAGTCCGTTAGTACTAAATGCTTTTTTCAATATTTCTAAGTTAGATTTTTTCTTTTCTAAGTCTGTAACTGCTACTAGCAATTCTGCTAATTGCTCTTCAAACTCAGAAGTTTGCTCAGTAATTACATCAATTTTAGCATTGTGCGCAGAAGCAATTTGGTTCTCTTTTTCTATCCTAGATACTTCTTCTTGCTGTTCTCTTACTTTGCTTTGCAACTCTTTTAGCTTTGTTTGCAACTCTTCTTCATTTAGTAAAGAAGTGCCTAAACTCTGGTCTATTTTAGAAAATAAAGTTTCCCATTCTTTAATCTGCTTTTGGCTTTCTTCGTACTCTTTATTTTCTTTTTTAATCATTTCGATCTTTTCAGCAATAAGCACTCTCGCTTCTATAGATTCTTCTTCTATTTTTTCGTGCATCGCTATGTGATCTCGCTTAAATTGCGGATCTACGTCTTGTCCACACGTTGGACAGCAGTCGCCTATTTTAGCTAATTTTTTAATTTCATCTCGGGCTGCATTGGTTCTTGCATTTAAAGAACCTACTTCTGCCTGTAAAGAATCATAAGTTTTCTTTTCTGCCGTAGAGTTTCTCGCACTAGTAATATCAATACTTTTTAAAAGTTCTCGGTATTGATTATTTTGAGAAATTTTTCGGTTTGAAGTCGAAATATTTTTAATTTCAGCCATAAGTAAACTGATTTCATTCTGATCTTCTTCCGATATTTTTGGTAAATTTTTCAGTTCCAGTGGGGTAGTATCGGTCAACCGATTATTTTGTAACCATTTTTCAATTGTCGATATACGCCCATCTATCTTTGCATAATCAGATTCCACATCCCTGGAGACTGACTTAAACATTTCAAATATATTGACATACTTTTCTAATCCAAGTAGGTCAATTAAGAATTTTTTTCTGTTTGCATCGGTTGCCGTCAGAAAATTCAAACTAGCGTTAGTATTTTGATATACTATCTGAGAAAAAGTCTTAAAGTCGATAGCAATAATTTCTTCAATAGTTTTATAAGTATTCGTAGCAGTATGACTACTTATGTCCTCATCATTTTTCAATAGTTTTACTTTGAGCGATGCTTTTCGGACTAAATCAATTTCATACTGGTTAGAGTCTTTTTCAAACTTTAGATTAATTTTATAGCCTTCATTTATGTTTCTGTTAGCTATATCTGCTTTCTTTACTCCTTTGGAGTTTTTATTGAATAATACTTCTTCTAAAATTAACGGGATGGACGATTTGCCCACCCCGTTAGTTCCTAGGATTTGAGTAATTTTCTGTTCGGACAAGTCGATAGAGTTATTTGCTCCGTAAGAGAAACAATTACTCCAACTCAAGGTTTTTAATATTATCATTGAAAAGCCCTATAATGTCCGGTATTTTATTTTCTGGAATTTCTAAAATGTAGAGAAGGTACTCAACTAATTCTTCGCCAATACTCATTTCTTTACTGAGCAATAAACTAGACTCATTTTTTCGCTTAACTACTTTTTTATCTAAAAGCTCAGAGCTTTTAACTGTGGATAGATCTCCTAAGTCGCCCTCTAATTCGTATATAATGTGATCGTAGTCACCAGCTATCATTTCCGAAGGATCTGTAACTGTTTTACGAATTAGTTGAGGAAGATCAAAAGAGTCCCACATCCAACTCCAATTATTAGGATTAATTAATATATAACCCGTATTTACTTTGTTCCTATGGAAAGAAGTAGTCATAGGACTGCCAGGGTAAACAATGTTACGCTGGCAGTTTGAATGAGAGTGAAGATCTCCCGCAAAAACTATTGGGAAGTCTTCAAACCTATCCAAGTCTACTTCTGGAGTAACGTGAGGAGGAATCTCCCCACGTACATGAGTAAAGAGAGGCATTGTAGTACTAAACTTTTCAATGCTTTCTTTACGGTGCAAATCAGCATATGGCAACACGCCAAATCCCATATCTATATCTACATATGAAATGTCTACTATTTGCACTAGAGGGTTAATATCCCTACTAACTTGCTTCAACGAAGTGAAAAAAGTTTTGTGCTTACGAGTAGCTTCGTGGTTACCATCATAGATCAAAGTAGGAATCTTTACTTCTCGAATAAACGAAAAGTAAAGCTCTAACTCTTCCATATTGGGTAGTCGATCAAAAAGGTCGCCACCAATAATGTGCATATTGCACTGATTTTCAAGCGAGTGAACTTGCTCAAAAAACATTTGATAGCGATTCTTCGCCCACTCTACAGGAACGTTCTTTTGCCCTAATTTAATATGCCAATCTGCAGTAAATAAAATCATGATACATCAAACATCTCATCAATTTCTTCATCAACATTCTTCTCTTGCCCGCCAGTAGCGATACGCTCGAGAAGCTCTTTTTGTTGGTCAGCGGTTGGACGAGGAAGAAGCTCATCAATAGGAGTTGCACCTGCCACAGCTTCCCGCTGCTCATCAGTCAAGGGCTTGGTATTCTTCAAGCACTTAATCTGGTCAAGAGTGTACTCTACGTTATAAACGTGAGGGCCGTTCTTTGTACGCTTGAAATGAACTTCCCATCCGTTATCGGGATCGGTAGGATCTCCAAGCTCTTGTGCGGCAGTAAGAATCTGATCCATCAACTTCTTTTTGAGGTTGAATACTTTTACAGAGTTATCCGTAAGATCAAGACACTGAATCGAATAAGACCAGTTAGCTTTCAGATCAGGATAATGAACTTTTACCCAATCTTTTTCGCCACTAGTAAACGACTCTTTCTCTCGATCAAACTCAAGACACTCCATAGGAAGATTCTTATCATTCTCGCCCTTTACCCAGTAAATGTAACGAGGCAGTAAGTCACCAAAGAGGCGAACAGCATTTGCACCATCACGATACTGATATTGTGAAATTGACTTCTTTTTAGCAGAACCTGCTGAACTAGTTAGTTTGATACCCATAGTATTTTTCCTTAATGTGTCGTTTCTTCCCAACAGAAATAAATTTGATTGTTCTGTATGGAAAGTAGCTTGTTGTTGTTTACTGACTCCAATTGTATCGGACATTCCTCTACACGAAGAGTCTTCCGTCCCGTGACTTTGTATTCAGCTAGGCTGCGAAAACTTGCTAAGGCCACGTACTCAGCAAGTTCTTTATCTGAGCAGTTACTACGATTGTAAATAACTGCTGCAGGATTTATGAGGAAAGAATCCCCGTCCCAATTAACATCGGTATACTTTTTAATCGGGTCATAATTATTTTTTGGTAGGGGACGAAAGGCGAGGTACGCTAAGATACCTACAATAGCTGTAGGCACACCTTGCGATACTTGATAGATTTTTAGCCAATTATAAGTTATCATAACTTATTTTCCCGTACAAGACACATATTATACCACCATGAGCTAAATATGTCAAGAATTATTTTTCACATCTCAATCTGGTTTATTCTATAGCCTTCCTTCATATAGTGCCCTAATCTTACTTGAGCTTGTCGTTCGGCTGTTTTTCCTTTCAAGTTTATATCTACTATCACAGGATCTTTCTTTCCTTCAAAATTTCGTATAACTCGTCCTATCAACTGTGTTAGTAGCGGAGTATTGCTCACTGGAGTAGCAAGAATGAGACAGCTTAGCCTATTTACGCTAATGCCTTCCGAAAATATGCTTTGTGTGCCAAGAAGTATTTGTACTTCTCCATTCATTACACGCGCCATCTTCGCATCTCGCTCATCCGTAGTTGTTTCTCCTGTAATAATCTCACAGGCTTCCCCGAGAGTTCTTTCTATGCGTTTTAGAAAGTTTACTCGATCAGAGAGCAACAGCACGTAGTGCCCTTGCTTTCGGTAAGCTGCAGCCAGTAGGCTGACAAGCTCCCCGTATTCATTTTGAGAAACCAAGTCGTTTACTCGATTTGCCCAAGGTATTCGTGCACCGTCCATAAATCTTATACGAGTTTGTATAATATCTATACTAGGCTCCATGTAGTTTTCACGCGGAGGCGTGAAACGGGTTGGTCCGAAGTAATCGGACATCAACACATGGCGGCCATCTTTTCTCTCGACAGTGCCAGAGAGACCAATCTTGTAGCGAGCATAACTAGAGTCTACAAGTCTGTTAAATGTGTTTGCGGGTATATGGTGACACTCATCTACTATTAAAGTACCAAATTGTTTTGCTACTTTATCTTTATGTTTGTAAAGAGTCTGTACATTTCCAATAACTATAGGGGAATCTATATTAAATTGTCCACTACCTATAATCCCGGGCTGTATTCCATATACCTTTTTTACTTCTTTTTCCCACTGAGTTCTCAATGCAACCGTATGAGTAATCACTAGAGTTTTCTGCCCTAGTTTACCTGCGATAGCAAGGCCCGTAAAAGTTTTACCCCAGCTTACCCACGCGTTGATGATACTGTTATCTGTGAGGCTGTCGTATACATCTTGCTGTGACCCGCGTAAAGGAAACTTAAAAGCAGGAAAAACGACAGGATGATTAATCCTTTTCTCAATAAGCTCATATCCATTTGGAATTAGATCCTCTCTACCGACAGGAATAGAATATAAATTATTCCTTATCTTTCTTAAATTTTTAATAATGGTAGGCGGTGCATCCCTACGATAGCTTTCTATTTTATAGGTGAGCGCAGCTTCCATTCTTTTTAAATGGTCAGGATCTTGCGCTTCCAGATAAATACGATTAGAGATGACCGCCTTAGCCATTAATAAATTCCATCCTCTATATGTGCCTCTCTGAAATCCTTCAGAGATTCGATAATATCTCTTTGTTCTGCAGCAAGAGATAGTTCTTGTCTTACAGCGTCCACTAAACTAGTGTGCTCTGGAATTGCAGTAGGATTCTTAATCATCGCCAGAACATTAATAAAATGCTCTGCTTGCTTAGCTTTTGCTGTGTCAAATACCACTTGTAAAAGGTATGAGGGCTTCATATTAGTTTCCGTGTCGAAGTTGCATGAGTATATATTCGGGATTAGTGAACATATATGGGTCAGATTCGTGATCGTCCTGCTTACCTTCTTCGATAAACCAATCGGTGATAATTCCATTATCTACGATAATTGCGTAGCGCCAAGAACGTCGACCAAACCCAAGATTTTCTTTATCTACTAGCATTTGCATTTGCTCTGTAAAAGTACCATTTCCATCAGGAATTACTTTTACATTTTGTAGGTTTTGATCTTGTGCCCACTTGTTCATAACAAAAGAGTCATTTACTGAGACACAGTAGATATCATCTACTCCTTCTGCATAAAAATCTTCTGCAAGCTCCTCAAAGCCTGGGAGCTGATAAGTTGAACAGGTTGGCGTGAAAGCGCCTGGCAGGGAAAACAACACTACTCGCTTTCCACCAAATAATTCGAAAGTGGTTACATCTTCCCAACGGTATGGGTTGCTTCCTTCGATACTCTCATCTCGGACGCGAGTTTTAAAAACTACAGAAGGAACCAAGCTAGGAAGTCTATTCCACCTAGAAGTTCCATCATAGTTATCTTTTTCATAATCAGTACAATAAACTGTCATTATATTCCTTCCTTGTATTTAGTAACTAAATAACTTTTAACTAAATCGGAACGTACAATATCTGCAATTCCGAACTCTACAAAATCAAATTCATCCATTTTGCGGAGTATTTCCATAAATTTATTAATTCCTGTACCTGTAGATCCATTTGTTCTTAGATCAGACTGAAAAAAGTCTCCACAGAAAATAAGTCTACAGTTACGACCTAACCTAGTTATAATACTATCTAACTCATGAAAGGTCATATTCTGGCATTCGTCTACAATAACTACTGAATCATGTAAAGTTATGCCACGAATATGTGAAGTCGTAATAAAATCAACAACCCCCTTACTTTTTAGTTGCCCGTAGGGGTCATCCCCTCTACCAAACAATTCTTGAAAAATACTAACATAAGGCTGTTCATAAACCCTAGCTTTTTCTTTCTCAGTACCAGGCAAGAAACCCATTTCTCTAGTAGGTACTACACTGCGAATAATTGTTATCTTTCTGAATTCGCTTTTTTCGAGATCGTCCAATGCAAGATAACAGGAGATAAAAGTTTTTCCTGTTCCTGCACACCCATGTAACAATAAATTCTTTCTAGAATCCCATACTTTTACCTGAGAGGTTGTAAGGGGTTCCATTTCTATCAATGATAGACTATTTTTTGTGAGTAGATCGTTACGTCTACGACCCATTATATTTTCCTTCTAAAAGTTTCAACCTTATTGTCGCTTAGGCTATACAACTTCCATGGCAGATTGTCGTATACAAATATTTGTGCCCATTCTTCACTTGTCGGATATCTGGGTACAGTGTATACACAATTTACTCCTTTTAAAAATAATTGTGTGAATGTTTCCCTAGAAATTTTTTTATTAATACGGTAAGACACTACGGGAAGCATCTTTGTTTTCTTATATTCAAAAGCTCTACCACAAGTATCAATAAACTTTGTACTTTTAGAATCAAGCATTTCTATAAAAGTAAAACAAATTTTGCCTAATTTTCCTAACGGATGAGGAGAAACTAGTCTTCTCTTTCCAATAGTGTCCCCGCTTTGGTTTCTATCGTCTACTATTTTTCCTCCAATAAATAACAACCCGTCTTCATAGGATGTTTCCTCCGAAGAAATAACATATACTGGAAATACTATATTTCTCAGTACCTGCTTATAGTTCAAAACCGGCAGCATTAAATTTACCCATAGAGTAATCATCACCGATTTCAAAGTCACAGCCTACAGGACAGCCCGGAATCATGATACCTCTATCTCGTTGAATACACTCTTTGAGAATAGCTGAATACTCATCTATCTCATTTATCGGAACTTCTGCAAGAACCGAGTCGTGAACCAATGCAAAGATTCGAGAACTCATATTTTTAGACTTAATAATACTACCTGCTTCAACCGCACCTAGTAAGTTAATATCAGATGCAGCAGACTGAACAAGAAAGTTTAGTCCAGATCGAATAGCATGACTTTGTTGAGCGTTAAAATCCCTTGGCTTTTGACCAGGCTGGTTCTTGCCTTCAGCAAGCCTACGCTTACGTCCAAAGAAAGAGTAAACATGACCATTCTTACGAATAAAGTCTTGCTGTTCATTAATCCACTCTTCTAGTTTCCAGAATGCTCCGAAGTAATCTTTAATAACTCGCTTTGCTTCTGGAACTGTCATGCTTCCACCGTCTTTTGTAACTTGCTCTGCAATTTTGTTAGGCCCAGCACCATACATGATGCCGAACGTAACAGCTTTTGCAGCCTGACGATAGCTTCCGTACTTTTCAGCAACCTCATCAACTTCACAGTCAAGTCTAAATACCTTATGTGCGATAGTAGAGTGAAAGTTGCCACCACTACGGAATACTTCTTGTAGCTCTAGATCATCTGCCAACACAGCGGCTACATAAACCTCTGCAGTTGTTAAGTCCATCGCCACAATTTTGTGCCCTTCTGTAGCCTTTATGCAACCTTTGACAATTGGATTGTCTCGTGGAATCTGTTGCATATTTAATTTACCACTAGAAGATAGTCTTCCAGAGGTAGTTCCATGCAAGTTAAAGTTAGTACGTAGTCGACTATCTTTATCTAGCTGTGGAATAATTTTATCAAGATAAGTATTCTTGATTTTACTCTTTTTTCTAACGTCTAAAATCAGGCGAGGAATATCGTGTTGAGTCGATAGTTTCTCCAGTACTTCAGAGTTAGTAGAGTGTTCACCCT